GGCTATGCGGCAGACAATTCAGAACGCGATTGAATGGAGCCGAACGAGCCAAGCCATGACAGAGTTGGGTTATCTGCTAGGCTACAGTGACACCGAAATGGACGACCTGTTCCGCCTTGCAATGACGGTGGATGTATAGATGCGCGGACCTATCCATCAAACAGGACACGTTTTATTCGAGGTTGGTTATTTTCTAATTAGCCTAATTTCCCGTGTTCTCAATGCGGTGTTTTATCAAGGCTCCATGCACCAGACGCTATCGGCGCGATGCCATATTGAAGCGCGTGATGCGCTACTAGCGATCTGTGACGGGTGGGATTGCGAATATAACCGCAAATGGATCAAGCGAGAGAAGCGCATCAATGCCATATTCTTCTGGCAGGACGATCACTGCGCAAAGGCGTGGACCAGCGAAGTCACACGCGCAAGAAAAACGCTAGAACGAAACGGCGACCTAGCTTAAGCCAACAACCACCAGTTGCGGCCTTTACGCCAAGTCGCCAACACGGTATTGTTCATGCAAGAACACTCACGGAGCCAATCAAAAATGAGCGAAGCACTTAGCGCAATAAAGGATTGGTGGGCCATTATTATGGGCGTCTGTGGCGTTCTCATATGGCTGGTGAGACTTGAATCCAGAGCCATTAGGAACAGTGCCGATAACGAGTCACGCAAGCAAGAGCTTATCGCCCTAGAACTACGCCTAGAGAAGCAGCGCAAAGAGGACATGGAATTGCGCCGTGAGGACCGCGAGGACACAAAGCGGATTCTGCAAGAGGTTCAACGAGACATTAAGTTGTTACTGCAACAAGCAGTAAAGTAGCCAATGCCAACCCCGCCCCTGACAGAAGCGCAAATGATCGAGGCGATTAACGCCTACGAAGCGCATGATACAAAGATCGCTGCTGCGGCGTCTCTAGGGCTACACGACAAGACCTACCTGCACCGACTGCGCAGGGCGCTGGAGTGGCAAGTGGAGCAGGCTGCTGCGGGTGAGATTGACCCGACGAAAATAGACACGCTTGATGGCAACAAGTTCATTGTAACGTCAGCCCAGTCTGGCACAAAGATATTCGAACCCTTCTGGCGTAACCTCATCACATACGCCAAGTTCACCGGAGCACAAATCCTCGTATCAAGGTTTCGCTACAACATATCCGAGCAGCAAGCCAAGCAGAGCAAGACAGACGCAACAGCGTCCAACTCCGACTGGTACGCGCCAGAGATAGAACCTTACGCCTGTGACCGCCGTGTGCGCCTGTGTGACGGCCTGATCTTCGCTGGTGACATGAACATCATGCCGACCGCCACGGACCCCCTGAGCGGCCTAGACAGCTTCACAGGGCTGGAAAGCTGTATATTCCCACACGCCAAGATCGCACTGAAGTCCATCGCAACGGCAATGGATGACCCACCAAAGAAAAACTACACCACAGGCACAGTCACGCTGTCCAACTACATCCAGCGCAAGGCCGGTCAGAAAGCCGAGTTTCACCACGCCTACGGCGCATCCTTCGTAGAGATCGACGCCGATGGCGACTTCTTTGTGCGCCAACTCAACGCTGGGCATGACGGCGCGTTCTTTGACCTTGGTGTGCGGGTGCGTGACGGCAAGATCGGCAAGTCGCGTATCGCTGCGTTTTCTGCTGGTGACATCCACGCCCGTAACATTGACCCAGTTGTCAAAGAGGCAACATGGGGCGAAGGCGGTCTGATGGATACGCTCAAGCCTGAGAACCAGTTTCTAGGAGACGTGCTGGACTTCGAGAGCAGATCGCACCACAATACGCTGTTCGATAACTACAAGCTGCATGTAGCTGGTGGCGACAGCGTTGAGGGTGAAATACAAGAGACGTTCGACTGCATCGCGGACATGACGCGCCCTTGGTGCAAGACGCACATCAAAAAAGGGAATCACGATGAGCATCTTGAGCGGTGGCTGCGCGAGGCAAACTTCAAGACGGACCTACTGAACGCGCCGTTCTACCTTGAGGCAATGGCAGCGAAGCTGCGGGCAATCCGTGAACTGGACGATGAGTTCGACATGCTTGAGTGGGCCATGTCCCGCATTGGTGATCTGGATGTACATTTCCTGCCTCGCAACGAGAGTTTTGTCATTGCTGGCGTGGACATGGGGCAGCACGGCGACCTTGGCCCAAACGGGTCGCGCGGCACAGTGCGTAATATATCGAGAACAGGTCGCAAGGCTAACATCGAGCATAGCCATTCCGCGCAGATCGTTGATGGTGCGTTCCAAGCAGGTACGTCCACGCGGCTTGATATGTCGTATGTGCGCGGGCCGAGTTCATGGTCCCATTGCCATGTGATTACGGACGAAACTGGTAAGCGCCAGATGATCGAGATCAAGAACGGCAAGTGGCGGGCCTAGAGTAATCACTCGCATCGTGTTAGTATTCGCGTGAAACCTGACGGAGCATTAGTGATGAAAAGAATCATATTACATTGGACTGGAGGCGCTTACGCGGCCAGTAAACTGGACAAAAAGCACTACCACTTCATTGTAGAAGGCACTGGGCGCGTTGTTCATGGTGATCTGCCGCCAGAGGCCAACGAGACCACATCCACCGTCTACGCAGCGCACACACGCGGCCTCAACACAGGCTCCATCGGTGTTGCTGTTGCGGCCATGTACGGGGCCGTAGAGCGTCCGTTCAACGCTGGCAAGTATCCGATCACCGACAGGCAGGTCGGTGCTATGGTGCGCCTTGTGGCCGATCTGTGTGCGCAGTATGACATCACAGTCACGCCTCAGACTGTGTTGACCCATGCGGAGGTTGAGGGCAATCTTGGCGTCAAGCAGCGGGGCAAGTGGGACACCAACTGGTTGCCGGGAATGATGCAAGCTGCTTACCCCACGGACGCTGGTGATATGCTGCGCCAGAAGATACGCGATGCGCAAAAACCAGAAAAGCCACAAAGCCCGTTCGCTGCCATCGGCAAGTTTTTCGCGGCACTGCTTAAAGGAGCAAAGAAATGATCGGTCCACTTTCTCGTATCATCGCACGATACGCCTCTGGTTTGATGGTGTCCTATGGCCTGATGAGCCAAGGTGATGCCGCCACCCTGATGCCAGACCTTGTGCTGATTGCAGGTGCGCTGCTCGGATTCATCACAGAGGTCGCTTACGCCTATGCAAAGCGCAAAGGTCTAGTCACATGATGCTGCGCCTGAAGCTGTACGGCGCGGCTGTGCTAGCGGCTTTGATCGCTATCTTCAGCTTCGGCGCAATGCGTGAACGCAAAGGCGCTGATGACGCACGTACAAAAGCCGTACAAGAGGATTTAGAAAATGCCCAAGACATTAGTGTGCGCGTTAGTCGTGGTCGTGATGAGCGGATGCGTGAACTCGACGACGCAGGATACAGGCGCGACTGAGAGCGCGATCTGCCGCATCTGGGGAGAGAGCCTGCCAACAAGATCGCGCAGTGATACGGAGCAGACGCAAGATGAGATACAAGAGGCTTACGCCGACTTCAGCTTGACCTGTCCTGAGTGGGCGTTCTTGATTCCGTAGTCTGCCCTGAGTGATTTCTTGCAGCCGCTGTGGGCGCATAGTGTGGTTCTGCGTATGGTCATGGCGATACACCGCGCGCAACAATGCGGCCAGTTTTTGTGCGATATACTGCGATGGTCTGTTCATATACGCAGAGATTTCTTACACCTACGCGATCTGGATATTGCTTGGCAAAATGCTCTGCGCAGTCCATTGCGTGATACCTGTCCTTATATGGCACATCATAAATATGCACGTTGATTGCGTCTGTCATTTCGCTTCCCTTCGTTGTTATTGGCGGGTGTCATCCAACCCCTACCCGCCGGAAGGGCCACAAACCAAGTGGTGTCACGGCACAGCAACGACTGCGCTTAGGTGGTTTAGGCCGCGTGTCTTACTTGGATGGACTGACCCCTGTTAGGGGGATTCTTTCATTGCCCGTTCCACAAGGTCTGTGGGTGTGCGAATGGCGCGGATGTCCTCTGCCCCACCCTCACACTGCCCTTGTGGGTCCATCCCTACAGTAATTCTGCAACCATATGCGCGGTGGTCCATGACAGTAGCCGCATCTTCCAGCCCCATACGATACACGCGGGGGAGGGCAGCGTGGTAGGTTTCTAGTTCGTCGGTAAGGATTGCATTTGCCTGCCGCTCACTATCAAGGGTGCGTGTTGCGACGTACTCTTTGCGCTCGTTGTCCTTGATGTGTTGAACCTCAGATAAAGTGTATTGACGCAGGGTCCTTGCCGCGCCAGCCTGCCGCTTGATTGCAGCGTCTAGCTCATCCCGTTCCACCGTAACCTTGGCAAGCTGGGCTTCTAGTTCTTCGATGCGGTCAAGCAGCCTGTCTGTGTCTTGCTCAGTCATGCCACAACCCCATTCGCTTCCAGAAGTTCGCGCAAACGCTCAACCTCGTCACGAAGCTCTGCGCACTCCTTACTGTCGTCATCCAAGAAAGTGGTGACAATGTACCCAGTGCGATTAGACGGGTCTGGGATGAGCGCTGCCTTCTCTCGGCCACCAACATCGTCAATAGACATATCGAACGATGAGATCGCAGCACCTGGGATATACACATCAGTGCCATCATCAAGTAGACCAAAGCCATACTTTTTGTCTGGCTCGTTGACGACTCGTGTTAAGTGGACATGTGCTAACATTTCTGATTCCTTATTACCTTGAACACATTGTTAACTTGCCCTTGGCAAATGGTCAAGAATTATTTAAGGTGTCGGTATGAAATTACACCAGAGAATACGCAAGCTGCTCAAGCTATACCCGCACTGGGGTCCGTCGCGCATCGCGGAGGAACTCGGCACAACGCCGAAGTGCATCTCCGTCGTAGCATCCCAGCACAAAATCAAGTTCCTCAATACACGCGAGATTGAGGATATGGTCGATAGGCTACTGCATGGGTAAGCGGAGCAATTTCGTGCGCAATGAGCGCGACTACTACAAGACACCAATGTCTTGCGTCAGCCCGCTGTTGCCGCATCTGCCAGAGACATCTACGTTCATTGAGCCGTGCGCTGGCGAGGGTACGCTTGTGCGTCACTTGGAGAGCCACGGGTATCGCTGCGCATACGCCTGCGACATCGAGCCTCAAGATCACAGCATCTACAAGCGGGATATGTTCGACATACCGCACGTGTCGGCAAAATACGTGCTGACCAATCCACCTTGGGATCGAAAGATACTGCACCCGGCCATTCAGCATTTCAGGGTACTGGCACCGACTTGGTTCCTTTTCGATGCAAATTGGATGTTCACCAAGCAAGCGAAGGCGCACTTGCCGTTCTGCCACAAGATCGTCACGATTGGTCGTGTGAAATGGATTGAGGGTAGTAAGATGACAGGTAAGGACGACAGCGCGTGGTACTTGTTCGATGCGACTGAAGCTGACACCGTGTTCTACGGTAGATAACCTATTCGTTGACTTGGATATTGTGCTTCTTGCAGGTTTCCATGATCTCGTCAGCATCTACGGATAGTCTTTCGCTTAACTGCACGTAGGACATGAAGCGATGCCCTCTGACCTTGCGGATGCGTTTTGCAGTTGAGGCCAGCCTGAATTTCAGACCGGCCCTTTTGTTGCCAAACTCATCCCAGATCGCGCTATGCCCAATCGGATAGACGGTAGGCTTATTGTTCTTGAGCCATTCGTTGATGGCTTCCTGCTCTTGCTCGGTCACTTAGAACCCTCGGTAGAACAGATGCGAACCGCTCTGACCAAGATATTCAAACTGTCCGGCCCAGTACGGCATCACATCCTCTGTGTGATAGTGTGTCGCCCCGACTATTGGCATGATGCTTTGCGGGTCGTCAAGAACCATCTGGGCAACGTTCTCGCTGACAGCCCACGCCGCGTAGTTGCGGATAGCAGGTAGCCCAGCGTTGAACGCGCTGAACTGCTTGTGCTGGAACACGACGCCGCACACGTCGTCAGGGTACTTGTCATGGGCTACGCGCTCCAACACAACACCAGCAACAGCCACCTGCGCATCCAGCGGCTCAGAACGCGCCTCGAAGTAGATGGCTGCGGCCATGCAGAATAGTGGGGTCATTCTTTTGACTCCTTTGGTGTAGGGGTGTTTTCCACAACCTCAATATCGCGGTTGTTGACCTGACAATTGCCCTCCGGGGTTTCTTCACCATACCAGCGAATAAACCACCCGCGTTTGTCTTGAGACTTCCAGCACTTGCCGGGGTACACACCGCTTGGCAGGCTGGCTGAATAATCGCAAAGGTCGCGAAACTGATCTGGCCTGAGAAGGATTGTCTTTTCGTCCATAGGGGCCTGCATGATGTCGGCAGGTTGATCCCAATGCTTTCCAAGCGGATCATCCATTATCGGGATCATGGCTTTGGCTCCTTTTGTGTGAATGTTGATATTCATCACTGACCCTCTGGCCAGATAAGCGCGTCAGCTTTGCCAGTGAACACCATCCACGCCAGTTTGACGCGTGATCCGAAAGACTGGAAACCTAGAGGCCGGGCCGGAACCCACTTGTCACCAATCTGCTTAGTGACTTCCGCCTTGGCGTGTTCGTGCGCTTGCCACAACGTGACTTGTGCGGGGTGTCTCATGCTTTCGGCTCCTTTGATTCAATCAACATGCGGTGAAGCCTTGCGGCAATCTGCTCTTGGTCTGCGGATTCCCAAAGGGCATATTTTTTTGGACAATCGTCATCAACATGTGGGTGGCTTACGCTGTCAAATACTTCTCCGCAATTTTCGCAGCACATCGCATTTGCGACGAAAGATGAAATCTGGTTAGGCGTCATCAGCTTGCCTCCTTATTATCGATGTTGACGTCACTCCACGCCCACACCTCAGAGGGGTGTGGGTTCTCGACCTCAACCATTCCGGTGTCTTCGTTGACCGTTACCCGCATCCATCCAATGCCAACCTCTTTCGCGTGGGTGTACGCACGACCGAGTGCTGGGCGCATCGCCTCAAACATCTGGGAAAACACTTTGTCTAGGTCTTTATCGTTCATGCTTTCGGCTCCTGATTGTGGGTGTTGAATTTATTAGGTCGCCAATACTGCATTGCAATCCACACATCCTGACCAGTGCTTGTCAGCGCCCAGCCGTTGCGTGTCATCTCAATGAGAGGGACTGATCGCTTAGACAAAGACCAAGGCTCTCTGCCGTTCGCCGAAATGTACTTCACGCCACAGGCGACATCGCGCAAAAAGCAAACTTGGGGCCATGTAAGCCCTGCAAATACTCTGGGCCGCTTACGTGCCATCGGTTGGCTCCTTTTGTGACAGTCTGTCCATCCATTCATCCCAACCCTCGCAGCTTTCAATTTGAGTTATCAGCTTGCGCGCGCAGGTTCGAAAGTGGGCTTCAACAGCTTCCGCCCTCAATGCACGAAATTGCTGCAAATCTTGATACGGGCGTAAGTCGTTCATGTGGTTTGCCGAGAACACGGCGTCGTCAAGTTCACGGTCAGTGATGGCAGTTATAGGGCGGCCATTGCGCGGATCGCGAAGTTCTACGTTCCAATCGCCACGCTTATCTCCGGCCTGAAACTGGACTTGAACGACAGTTCCCCTTTCTATTTCATACGGCATCTATTCAGCCTCCTCAAAATGAAGTTTATCCATATGCGCCAACATGCCGGATCGTGTGGCAAACATTCTGGTGCAGTGTGGGCATTTCTGTTTCGAGCCATACTTGTCAGAGCCGCCAACATCATCACCCGCAATCATTACGTCAGTGCCGTGTGCGGTGGGCAAAAATGGCATTTACTCAGCCTCCTTTGGTGTGACGTTGAAACCCGGAAAACCTTTAGCCTTCCAGTTCTGATAGCTGCCCAAAGACTTCAAACGCGGGGCCTTTGGGTCAACCTCATTCATTTCCGCAATGATCTCTGACGCACTCATGTTGCCGTCTGGAATATCGCCATCGATCCACATTTGCGTGAACCGCGCCAGTCGCTTGGGATAGGCAAGGATGTAGTGCTTGCGTCCGCCCTTGCGCCCATGCTTGGCCGCGTTAGCCATGCCCGCCTTGGTGCGCTCGCTGTTCACGTCGCTTTCGAACTGGGCCATTGCCGCAATCATAGTCAGCATCAGCTTGCCTGCTGGCGTTGCCGTGTCCACGCCCTCTTTGAGCGAACGAAACTCAATCCCTTGCGCGGTCAAATCATCCGTCACGCTGAGAAGGTCTCGCGCATTGCGGGCCAGTCGGTCAAACCGCCAAACTACGAGCGTGTCACCCTTGCGCATGACGCGCAGAACGCGGTTAAGACCGTCACGCTTCAAGGTCCGGCCTGACTTCTTATCATCAAAGATATACGCCTCTGGAACCCCCGCTTCGATCAGCGCCGAATGCTGCACCTCTAGCTTTTGGTCCAACGTCGAAACGCGGGCATATCCGAACAGTCTTGTGGCCATAAGTGACAGATTCCCTTAAATTCAACATTGGTGTAGCAGAAAAGAAAGTGACAGTAAATGACATTTTATGACAATCCTTTGTTGACATCCTATGTGACAGGGTTTAGTGATAGGTAACGAAACGCAAAAAGGACCAATTGAATGCGAGCGCTCGACCTATTCAGCGGCGGCGGCGGATTTTCTGACGGCTTTAAGCGCGCTGGAATTGAAGTGATCGCACATAGCGAAATAGCAGAATACCCATCAAGAGTTCTGCACCATCGCTGGCCTGAAACACCCAATCTTGGAGACGTAATTAGTGCAGAATACAACGGATCAGTTGACATTGTTTGCGGAGGTTTCCCATGCCAAGACATTAGCCTTGCAAACTCAGGATCTATGGTCGGCATTGCAGGAAAGAAAAGCGGCCTATGGTCTGAATTTTACCAGCAAATTCGAAGACACAATCCTACATTCGCGATCATTGAAAACTCTCCTGTCTTGCGAACCAAAGGACTTGATCGCATCCTCAGTGAGCTCAGCGAGATCGGGTATGATGCGGAATGGCACTGCATCCCAGCTACAGCCGTTGACGCGCCGCATTCTCGGGACAGGCTATGGGTTATTTCCTACCCCGCTGGCCTCGGAGACAGGCTACCGGAAGGCCAAGTTCTCACAAGGCGGCACTTCGTTAAGCACGTTCCTGAGTGGCCGACCGAACCCCGAATTTGTCGAGTGGCTGATGGGGTTCCCGATCAAAAGCACAGACTTGCATTGCTCGGAAACGCGGTAGTGCCGACCATACCTTTTATCATCGCAAAAGCGCTGCAAGATGCACGACGCTACATCAACCATTAGAAGGACGGGAAAATACAAAAACCTGATCATTGCAGCAGGTGCAAGGCTGTAAGGAAAAGCAGGCATATTCACGCTCATCACCACGACTACACAAAGCCATTAGATGTTATATGGATTTGCGTTCAATGCCACAGGGATGAGCACAAAGACGATTAATAAACCCCCTTCTAGGGGTCAACCGCCCGCGCTGCGAAGGTGTGGAGCCGATTACCTTGAGTATTCAAGGCGCAGCGCGGGCTTTTTAAGGATAACAGACCATGCCGAAATGTAAATTATCATGCGGTCGAGACGCACAAGGCGGCCCGTGGCGCAAGAGATACTGCAAGCCATGCGGCGAAGCGTACTTACGTAAGCAAAAAGAATGGGAAAGGGTGCAGAATACTCTCCCAAAATGCGCCAGCGGTATCGCCCCAGACTGCACGGGAAAGATCTCTAAAACTCGCCACGATGCTGGAGAAACAGTCTGTATGCAGTGCGAGGAATTAAATGAACAATACCTGTTTGAAGAAAATAAAATGCGCGCATTTGACAATGCCGAGACTGTCCACGACCTGCGCGAATGGATAAGGGAATATATGCTATGACACGCGCCGAAAAGAAACGGAACCAAGAGCAACAGGAACTTTGGTAAATGCTTAGACCATATCAACAAGAAGCCCATGACGCCGCGATCCAGCAATGCTGGACCTTGCAACAGGCGCTGGAAAGTCACACGTCATTGCAGCGATTGCGCGGACGATACACGACAAGACAGGCAAGCGGGTGTTGTGCCTTGCGCCGTCTGCGGAACTTGTAACGCAGAACCGCTCCAAGTATTTAGAAGCGGGCTATAAGGCCAGCATGTTTAGTGCGTCAGCGGGCGGCAAGGACTTGCGGCACCCCTTGAGCAAACCCGACGCAGAACCAGAACACGGCCCATAAGCTGACGAATTTGATGATTTTGCGGGTCATTCCAGCGCGTCCAAGATGCTGCGCTCATAGTGGGCTTGGGCTGCGGCTTGGGTGGCTTCGAGGGTGTCGCATTCCATGCGCCGGTTATGCCGCCTTCACCTTTTGTAGTCCATATCCGTTCTGGTGCGTCACTCAGGCTGTTAACCCCGCCAGCTTTGCACCATCATACAGCGCCTTAGCGTCACGCATTTCCGCGCGGGTGCAGTTGTGGTCGATCAGGCAGTCGATCTCTGCCGCCAGTTCGCGCAGTGTGTGGACGGGTGCGCCATCCTCGTTGTCAGCGGCGCGTACCGCCTTGTAGATCGCCTCGTTCAGTTCTGCCATTGCTTCGTTGTAGCTCATTGCCCCAAATCCTTCTCCAGAAGATCAATCAGTGTCAAAATCTCGTTCATGTCGTGGTACTGCAAATTTCCACGCGCCTTCATGTCCATGCGCAGAATCTCAGCTTTGCGCCGCAACCGCTTAAGTATCATCTCTTGGTTCACTCCCATTCGCTTGCCTCCTTCTTCGCCGCTGCATCCAGCGCCATTTCCCAAATCGCATTGACAGCATCGCCGCCAAACATAGCCTCGGCCTCACGAACCGAGTAGTCAATGTCGTTGACCGTGATCGTATCGACAGCTTCATTAGTCGCTGACATCCAAACTGGTGAACCAGGAACACCGTAGTGATCCTGAACGAAGTCAGCAGTGACAACGCACTCGATCAACAACTGCTGATCTTCGTCAAACATATCGGCAAATACCGCAAGGGTCTCGCCAGTCGCGTAAGCCTCAACAACCTCAACATTTATCTGCGCCATGATTCTATCCTTTCCTGTGTTTGTGAATACTTGTTAGCATGATACTAATTGCTTTGACAAGGGGAAAACTATCGTGCTAGGTAGATTCTACCGAAAACGAAAGGAAACGGAACGATGACTAACTACAACAACGGAAATTGGCATGGTTGGAACGGCGGCGAATGCCCTGTGCATCCTGAGAGCGAGGTTCAGTGGGTTCACCAGTCACACTATGGGAGCACTGACATGGCAGGTGATCTAACGTGGAAACTTGGGCGCACAGGTATCGTCGCCTTCCGCGTCACCAAGCCATACCTAGAGCCAAAGAAGCCGCGCGAGTGGTTCGCGTTGGTTAATAAATATGGCGATATTGTTGAAACTGCGAAAGAGGTAGATGAGTTAGATCAATACGCTTGTGAGGTGGAATGTATTGTTGTCCGTGAGGTGGTGTAGTGACACCCAAGGATATTGTGAAACTAGCAGGTGGGCATAAGGCTGTGTGCGATGCCGTCGGTCTCAAGACAGCCTACACCCGCGACTCAGTGAACCAGCACCTCAAGACAGGCACGCTACCAGCCTCTTGGTTTGATGCGCTGGAGCGCAAATGCCGACGTAAACTACCCCGAACAGCCTTTAACTTTAAATATGGAGACACCAAACGATGAACCCTGACCTATACAAGAGCGGCCTTGTGCAACGCTGGCACACGCACCCGACAATGGCACGACTTGGACAGACCAACGCGCATCACCAGTGGGGCGTAGCGACCATTGTAGCGCAACTGCACCCAGACCCATCCGCGTGGCTCATAATGGCCGCACTGTGGCACGATACGGGCGAGTCTGTATCAGGCGACACGCCATACACCGCAAAGGTGGACAATCCTGATCTGGCGAATGAACTCAAGAAGGTCGAAAACGCGGCCTATCTGCGACTGACCGGGCTGGGATTCGCGCTGAAAGAAGAGGATCGTGTGTGGCTGAAGATGGCAGACATGATCGAAGCCTATCTCTATGTTCAGACCTTAAAGCCACACATCCTGAGCGAAGAAAAGTGGATCATATACCTCGATGCCATTTTCGACATGGCGGAAGAACTCGAAGTGTATGACGAAGTAGCGGGGCTGATGGAATGACCGAGCAAGACCATAAGATCAAAGAGATGATTGAATCAGGAATGTCGCAAGATGCTATACGCAAATCGCTTGGTATTAGCCTGTATGCAGTGCGCAATTCGCTTGGGTTTTACAAGGCAAAGAAGCCACTGCCGAAAGACAAGTGCGACTACATGAAGCGTGGCGGCTTCCCTATGGGTTCAAACGGCAATGAGGTGAACACGCTGGCAGACTTCGAGGTCAAGGCACTCATGTCTCTTGTCCATGAGCGCAAAGCCGAATCAGTGGCCGCTGCGCTCATGGATTTCTGGTTAGAACATGGCGATGTCTAGTGTAGCGTAACCGCGTCAACATGACTGGTATAGATGCCGAACACATCTTGCAGGATTAGCCCTGCTTCTTCGGCATTTATACTATACGCATCGAGCGTCATTAGGAACAAAATGATAATGTCGTTCGGACACATCACGTCCGGCAGATTGTCGATGATCTCTTGGATTTCGTCGTTCTGCTCTTGGTCTTGATCGGTCATGAGGTCTCCTGAATTGATAGCCACTCGCTAAATGCCTCTGTTGCTGCGTCAGCGCCAAGCGCAACACAAACAAAAGCGCCCGCCTTCTTAGCGGCTTCCAAGTATTCTTTCTGACCATCCTGCCACGATGACTGCGTCCTGTCTCTGCGTTTCAACTCGCACACAAAGGATGGGTTTCCCGGAATGATGATGTCAGACGCGCCCTTTGTCATGCCCTCTGCCTTCTCACGCGCAACCTGCTTGAAGTGGCGCTTTCCCTCATTCCTTGGGTGCAGAGCCAGAACTCCGTAGATCGGCACCTTCCTGATTCTGTTAAAAAACGTGATCTGCTCGACAGATTCAGAAGCGCACTTTCCGCGCCACTTCTGGTCCCCATAAACCCGCACTGGGCAATCATTCAGGTTCAACGTCTATCTCCTTGTTGTAGTCCATAACCCTGTAGAACTTTGTGTTCGGGTCTTTTGCGTAAGTGATGCTATGCGGCATAACTGTCATGTCCTGAGTACCCCATATCAACTTCTCTTTATCTCGCAGCGCGGTAGGGTGTGTCGGCCTCTTCATTGTCCACGTTGAAAACGACCTGTATGGCGTCGTCCAGTCAATGCGCCATGTTTCATTTCCTTTGCGCTGATGTTCTCCGTCACCTTCCAGTCAAGAACCTCATCGGTCTGGCGTCTTGTGGGGTCTTTCTTCAATGCCTTAAACTCTACGCGCAACTTCTCACCTGGGTCAACAATTTCGCCCTTGCAGTCGATGCAATACCTTGCCGCAAGGTCATTATCTTCGCCGCAATGCGGACACTCTTTGCTCGTCCACCTGTAATCGCATTGATAATACTTGCCATCCAGTCCACGGGTCAAAGCCTGACATCTTCTACCATAATGCGCAGGCATGTCTCCGTGTTCAGTGGACACGCGGTTCCCATCTAGGTCAGTGAAATATCCGTTCCGGTCAATGCCGAATCCACCCTCGTTCTTTCTCGCCTTGAACTCGTTTTGTGTTTCACAATACTCGCACAAGCACTTTACAGACTTGATCTCCTCACTGACACGGCCAGCCTTAATGTTAGGATCGAATATGTCACCATCTGGGCAGTGTCTGTCGATGTTTTCAGCGAAGTCCAGAACCAAGCAGTCCGTCTTTCCATCGTGAAGCCGCAACCCGCGACCGATGATCTGCTGCATAAGGCCCACGCTTTCAGTGGCACGTAGAAGCGCAACAACGTCAACATGAGGGGCGTCAAACCCAGTGGTCAGTACAGAAACATTCACGATATACTTGATTTCTTGCGCCTTGAACCTTGCGATTATGTTGCGACGATCTTCTGCTGTAGTTGATCCAGTGACGATTGCAGAAAGCCCAGGAGGTAGGCTGTCCATGCACTCTTGTGCGTGTTGCACCGTGGCGGCAAATATCATTACGCCATTACGGTCACGAGATTGAGAAACAATATCTGCAATGATCGCCGCTGTCTTGCGACCCTGACCGTGGTACGCCATATCAATGTCTTGCTTGTCAAACTGACCACGGCTGTTGAGAGCCATGTTGAGAGTGTCGTATCCACCAGCACCCAGCTTACCCATGACTGGCGGTGTAAGGTATCCACCGCTTATCAGCATCCGTGCGCCAATCTGGTACACCAGCTTTGTGAAGTACGGGTCTTTAATGCTGAAGTCTGGCATCGGCTTGTCGTCAGGGCCGATCTTGTAGATGTAACCATCGCCAAGCCTGTACGGTGTCGCCGTCATACCAACAACACGAAGGTTCGGGTTCTTTTGTTTGATGCTATCAATGATTGTTCTGACGGTTGGGGTAAGCCCGTGCGCTTCGTCAAGAATCACCATAGCGAAGTCAGACCCGAACCTTGTTATCTTGTTCTTGACCGTAAGCGGCGAACCGAAAACAACTGGGTGACGCAGGCTTACGCCTCCAGCGGAGGCTGAGAACGTGGATGCAGGGTTTCCTGTTGCTGTGTACTTCTCGCGGTTCTGCACCACAAGCTCTGCGCTTGGCGCTAGGCATAGAACGCGCTTACCGCTGGCCTCATGCACCTGACGCGCAATATCAGCAACCAGTAAGGACTTACCGGCCCCAGTCGCGGCCTCAATCAAACATGGCTCAGTTGACTTGCGCACCCAATCCATAATCGCGTTCACGGCTTCCTGTTGGTACGGCCTAAGTATCATGTGTATTACCTTTCTTCGATCTTTGTTAGCAGGACGCCAAAACGCCCTTTGCGCTGGACCTGCCTTGTAGTGAATCGTCCGAAGCGAGACGAAGATGATTGCAATCTCTTTTGGAGGCTGCGTAGCGGAAGGCATCCAGGCTCAAAGTGTTCATCGCCAACTGCCATACCCGCGAACGGGTACTTCCTCGGCCTGCCTCGCTTGTTTGTCAGGCCCACAGGTCGCCTTGCACCTTTTCACTCACTAAGCGACCACGAGCGAAGTCTCTCTTGCGCAGGGAGGCTAAGTTCATGATGTGGGTGGCGCGTACTGGGTGGACCTCCTGCAACCGCGCAAACAGCTTGCCAGACCGTGCGCCAATAGCCTCACAGTCGGCCTCAGTCACCGCGTTGGTAAGCTCATCAATTATCTTGTTCGCGGCCTCGTTCGCCTTACGCTCTTGTTCGGGTGTCATGTGTATTCCTTATAGATGTCGTCTGTTGGCAAAAGCATGGAACCAATGGTCATAAGCGTATTCAGTATTCCGCTGACATCAGTTTCTTCATGCTGCTTTGAGAGCAGCGCGATGATCCACAGTGCAGACATTGCTAGGCTATCGTTATCAGATTTCTTCAGATTGCAGGGCTTACATAGCATCTGAAGTGACACAGATTCGTGGTGATGCTTCTGCCAAGACCGCTCGGCATCACGGCACTCAAAAACATGGCCGCAACCGTCCGCCGACTTTTTAAGTTTAGGGTATCCAGACTTTGAAACCCAATCGTCTCGAATAACTGAAAACGTCGGCCATGCGTGGTCAACGTGAAGTTCGTGCTTGTCAGAGCCGCAAAAGAAGCACTGCTGCACTGCCTGCTCCCTGAACGACATAAGTTGGTGACTTATCGTTCTGCGCAGAACATCGTTCACCCTTGCGCTAGGATCGCCGTGCTTACCTCTTATCCTTTTATTCCATGAAAAACCATATTCTCTGGTGTCCGACCCCTCGTATGTAACGACAAGAAATATGTCTGTCCGGCCTGATCTTGGGCATCTTGCCTTGCAAACATTAGACAGTTTTGCGCCAGTCAGATCAGACAATTCAGCGACGTGTTCGGCAGAGAACTTCTCAAGCATCTCGTACTTCGCCAGTATATCTCTAGCGCGTTCCAGTTTTTTTGTGATGCTTGTCATGTGAACTTCCAGCTTGTGCTGGACTTTCCACGGAACGGCTCAAGGTCTACGCCCTTGCAATGCTTCTTCACAACATTCGCGTATGACACAGACCCCTTACGCTCGACCTTTGTCATCTTGCGGCCAGCAATAAGTGCATCACGCCCCTTAGCCATCGCCACCATCTCTTCCATGATCTCAGCCTTGCGCTCCGCCGCACGATCAATGGCTTCCTGCAAGTCGTCGTATTCAGAAACAAGGTGAAACGCACGATTTGTGTTCACCTCTAGGCGCTTCGGTGACAGGTGGTCATCTGGATTGTCACGCTCGACCAGAAACTCCTCATAGAAATTGAACAGCTCAGGAATGTTGTCGTCCAGCCAATCCTCGTTCAGAGTGACAACTTCGTGCATCGTCGCGTGTGGTGCCCACTGCCAGAAATGCGTCTTTGTGCGGCCCGTGCAATACATCTGCACCTGCATCTGAGCGTAGTAGTGCGGCTGCACGTCAATGCTCTTATGCTCACCGCCGTCGCGAAGCCGGAACGGACACTTAACCTCGATCAGTGCGTCATCACCGATCAAACCATCAGGACTCGCACCAAGCCAGTCTAGGTGTGGATAGAAGCCGCACGACACGACCTTCATGCCAGTTTCCATCGTGAAGTCCACAATGGCACCGTCCTCATTGAACACGCCCCATTGTGTCGCTGGGTTCCCTGTAAACTCGCTCTCAGCGCCGTGGCTGCTACGCACCATCGACCGCATCACATCATCGCGGGTCATGTATGTGGATAGACCCAAGATCGCCCCCACAACACTGCCAGTCACACGGTTCTTTCGCGCCTCAAACCATTCGGTCGATCTTTGCTCCATAGGATTATCCTTTATCGTTAAAAAACCACCCGCACGGCTCTGAATACTCAGGCTAATCGGTGTCGGGAACCTTCGTGCGGGTGGGTTAGTTGGGCGTTAGTCTAGCCGGTCAAACATCATGACCGTCTCAAGTTCATCGAGGCTGTCAGTTGAGCCAATAACCCGCAGCTTATCAGTGGGACTGCTACACTCTTGGTCCAGCGCCTCTGACATTGCCCCATTGTCTCCCATAGCCATAAGAAGCGCCTCGGCCATGAAGTGATGTACTTGTTCCATATCTTCAGTCATGGTTCACTCCTCTCAAAACGGAATCTCATCCGAAGCCGCCGAGTCAGGCTTTGGCGCTTGCGGCTTAGGTGCTTCTGCGACACCATTCTCTTTTGGTGACACAGCCTGAACCCAGTTGCCGGACATCTTGTCGCCCATAGCGCCTGTCATTTCCCACACCGCCAACTTCACAATCATTGGCTTTGCAATCAACGACACCTGCAAGTCAGTGTCGCTCGGCTTTCCGCCGCCAGCCATCAGCTTTCCACCGCAGTTTCCGTCAATGGCACCCAGCATACGCTTGGCCTTGTCGCCCTGCGCCTTTGCCTTCGTCGGGTCGTTCTGGTTCGGGTTGTTACCCATGACCCACAGCTTCTGGAAAACCTTGCGGTTCTTGTACGTCTCTGGCTTCAGGACAGTCCAGCGCAGCGAGATGAACTCAGCGCCCTCCTTGTCGTCCCAACGCGCCTCGTCGATAGACGCCAAAACCTGTGTCCCGTCAGGGATAGGTTCAATGCTGCCTCCCTCAAGTTCGAAAGACGTTGTTGCCTTTACGCTGTCACCATCGGACAGTCCCCAAAAATCACTCATTTAGATGCTCCTTTATCCAAGCCGGGGATAAGACCGGCAAACGGGTTTTCACCCTCTTTCACAGTAAGCTCTTCAGTCAAGCCATACCGATTCTTCGACACGTTCGACGCAGTGGCGTGTGTCACAATAACCCGCGTACCGTCGCTGATCGCCTTCTTGCGCTCACCGTCGCCAGTCGTGAATGTCTCCAGCTTCAAGAAACCAACTATGTCGCTGTCGTCCACATATGGAGCAACAGACTTCTTACCCAGCCGCAAGCTGTACCGCGTGTACGGGTCTTGGTCGGGAAGCTCGATGGTCTCAGTGTCAGCATGAGCAACAAAAATAACGTTCATGCCCTTGCGCTCATTAAGCAGGCCGCAAGCCTTACGGACACGCTGGTGCATAGATGCAACAGTTGACAAGCCAGCGCCGTAGCCACCCATTGCTTGGTTGATGCTCTTCGGCTTCTTCGGGTCACTGTCGATCACGTTCTGAATAAACAGTCGCTCCAGCGCAGTCACGCTGTCAATGATGAGCGTCTTGTACTCATGATCTTCGGTTACAAGAGCGGTCAACTGCTCCCACAACTCATCTACACTTGTCAGCAACGGGAACGCATCCGGGCGCTTGTCCTGCGCAATGGATTGCAAACCGTCCTCGGCACGAATAACAATAGGCTTCGGCCATGTCGCCGCGAGGGTGGTCTTACCCATACCGCTGTCACCGCATAATGTTGCGATGATAGCGCGATCCTTAGGCTTGGCGATTTTGGATAGAATTGACATATCGTCTCCTTTTCTCTTCTTTCCACAAACTTGACATTACATACAGGACAGTGCAGTGTCAACATTAAGATGTCAAATAATGAAAGGAGGCACAAAGTGACCCTAGAACAAGTCGTTGATGCGCTGCGCACGGCGAACCTGTCATACCTCGTCAGGGTGACGGGTTTGCACTACAACACCATACGTCGAATCAAGACTGGCGAAAACAAGAACCCGACACACCACACAATCCAGACGCTATCCAAGCATCTGCGCCGGAGGAATAATGATACACAATGAATTTAGGGATGCAGGATACAAAGTATTTGGCCTGCTTGGCGCGAACGATCACGATGGCGAACCGCTTCATGAGAAAATGGCGTACAAGAAACCGTACTCATCCGGTTGGCAGCACACACCGGACTGGTCGGACGAGCAGTGGGACACGTTCCACGATATAGGCGTGTTCAACACGGGCTACGGCGTCCTTATGTCTGGCCTTCTCGTTGTTGACATTGACGCCCGCAATGGCGGCGTAGAATCGTACCAAAAGCTGCTCGAAGATGTGCCTGCGCTTTCGTCTGCTGGCCTTGTCGTGGACACTGGTTCCGGCGGTGGGTCAAAGCACCTGTACTTCAAGGCAAGTGGTATCCCGCTTGTGCAGTCGTTAAAAGACTACCCCGGAATTGACTTCAAGTCGTCTGGTTATGTTGTCGGTCCAGGGTCCATGCACCAGTCCGGTGATAGGTATAAAGCCGTACTCGGTGAACCTGACGACATCGACGACGCGCCTGAAGAATTGCTGGCAATGCTCAAGAAGCCGGAACACCACCGCAATGAGTACAACGGTTCCGTGCTGGACGTGTCCCACGAGGACATCGCGGACATGCTTTCCTATATCGACGATCCAGACGATTACGAGCGTTGGGTCGAGGTTGGTATGTGCGTACACCATGCCACTGAAGGCACTGGTTTCGACGTTTGGGACAAGTGGTCGCAATCATCCAGCAAGTACGAAGCAGACGAGATGCACAAGAAGTGGCACTCATTTGGCAAGTCGGCGTCACCAAAAACAATCGGAACCCTGATCTATCTCGCGGAGCAGGCGGGTTGGGTGCAGTCCGTCACCTTCACGCCGGACGTGGAGTTCGATCTTGGCACACCAGAAACATCCCTTCCGCTTGACCACGACATTGACCTGTTGCGCCCGCCGGGGTTTGTCGGTGAAGTTGCCGCGTGGATCGAATCCCAGTCCCGCCGCCCACGTGAGCGTCTTGCTGTTGCTGGGGCGCTTACGGCTGTCGGCAACCTTGTCGGCCTGAAGTACCGCGACGAGCGCGACAACGTAACGTCCAACCTGTTTACGTTCTGCGTTGCAGGGTCTGGTACTGGCAAGGAATCAATCCAGCAGTCCATCGCTGAGATACACGCCGTGGCTGGTATTAGCGCCGCCACGCATGGTGCCATCAAGTCAGAGCAGGAGATCATGCGCAACATCGCGCTCCGCCATCAGGCTGCGTTCTACATCGTGGACGAGATCGGCCTGTTCCTGCACAAGATCAAGAACGCGCAGCAGCGTGGTGGCGCGGCCTACCTTGAAGGCGTGATCGGCACCTTGATGTCTGCGTACTCCAAGGCAAACGGGCGGATGCTTATTACGGGCGACCTGAAGGACGACATCAAGTCTCAGATCAGCAAAGAGATCGCCGCCATGAACCGCCGCAAGGACGAGGGCGACAGGGTGGACGAATCCGCCATAGCAAAGCTGGTGTCCAAGCTGGATGCGCTGGACGAGGGTTTGATCCGTCCGTTCGTCAGCATCATCGGCTTCACTACGCCAGTGACGTTTGACGGCCTTGTGGACTTCGACGCTGCCACCAACGGATTTATCGGCAGGTCATTGCTGTTTGAGGAAAAGGAGACGGCACCCCGCTCCAAAAAGGGCTTCAAGCGTTCGGCGTTGCCATCTGGCATGGCTGACAAGATCAGGTCTATCTACGCTGCGGGGTCTTTTGACACCATGTCATCCAACGAGGTTGCTGAGACCAGTCCGCGCACCCCCATCAGGACGGAGCCAGCCGCGTCTGCGCTTCTGGACGAGGTGGTGGACTGGTTTGAAACCAACGCCGAGGAACACAAGGCCATGACAGGCTTGGAATCGCTCTATCTGCGGGCCTACGAGCTTGTTGCCAAGGTATCGTTTGTGTTGGCCGCGCCAGAAGGTCTGCGCACGGTAGAGCATGTCCGCTGGGCGTTCGCACTGGTCAAGCGCGACATCGAGTCCAAGATGCACCTTGTTGTTTCCAACGATCCCAACAAGGGCAAGCAGGCGATGGCGTTGCAGTCCACCATTGCACACGCAGTCGGTGACGAGGGCCTCACAATCGGCGTTCTGCGCAACAAACTGTCTCGAAAGTGGAAACCAGAGGACGTGGACAAGATGGTCGCGCACATGGTTGAGCGCAAAATGCTCCACGAGGAGGAGATCGCAGCAGGCAAAGGCAGGACATCGAAGAGGCTAACACTGGTCTAGTTTCCAGCGACACTGGTCTAACTTCCAGCGACACTGGCCTAGTTTTGGCCCGCACACCACGAATATCCCTACGAATATCTAACGCCTATGCAGAGAATGTGTAGGCGTTATTTGCATCTAAGTCATTGTTTTTACTGGATAGTATTTTTCGGATATTACGGAAAATCGCCTATGCAGGAATAGCCATATTTATAGGTAGCCAGTACCACTAAGGAGTATTACACATAAACAGTTACCTTAAGGTTGGTTTAGTCTCTTTTCTGGAAATAAAATATAAAGTATAAATATCCGATATTCGATCTCTAAAGAGATACTTCACCCCTTATTTCTATGGCCCTAACGCCTACACACATTTTTACATAATCGTGGATATCCGAAATATCCGTAATGGCGACTTGCGGGTTGATGTGTGTGCGTATATACGTTTCATATGTAACCGATGAACAGAAAGGGATTTATCAATGTTCAAGATTGATAAGGATGTAGAGCTGAGAGAAACATACGAGGACTGCCCGGTTCATGAGAATGGCAGGAAGGTGAACGAGTATAGATACGGCAAGGCTTCTCGTGGTAAGCCGGTTTACCCGTTTTTAGAAATGGATGTCGGGGATAGTATTTTCTTCGAGGATGAGCCGAGGGGGTCTAGGTCGAACCCAGCAGTTTCGTCTAGGATACATGGGGCCAGACACGGGAAGAAGTTCTCGTCAAGAAAAGAGGGCAATGGTGTTCGGGTATGGCGGATTGAATAAGCTGGGTAGCGAGTAAGCCGGATGGCGAATAATCTGGATAGAGATAGGGGGCCTTGCGGCCCCCTTGCTGATTCTGGTCAATTTTGCGTTTGGTCAATCAGGTGCCAGTGCCGTAGCAGATAAGCTCGATCTCATTGCGGAAGTCCGTTGCGGCTTCCCTGCGGTAGCTGTCGCTGGAAAAGCGCGGGTAGCTGTAAGCGGCGACGACCATAGCGCGTAGAGCCTCGTTGTCACCAGCAACGCGCATAGCGTCGCTCATGGGGACGCCTGACTGACG